TACCGTCCGTGGTGTTCTGAGCTAATTCTCCTAATTGTAAGTTAGTGTTCGTTGGTTTTTGACCTGATACACTACTTCTACGCAGTTTTACTATCTGTGCCATATATATGGTTTCCTCAATGTATTTGTGGTATATACCACGGTTTAATATAACCTATTTAGGTCTTATTATAAATACATAAAAGTTCCAATTAGAATAATAAAAAAAGGGAGGATTTACGTCCCCCCTTTTATATTGTGTTTGAATTAGTATTAATATGTTCCTCCGTCAATTACGGTTGAGAATACTAACGCTCCATTTGAATTTTTATAACCTAAAACTCCATCAAGAACATCTGTTGTTTCTGTTGTCGAAACAAATCCAACAACATTACTCGAATTTCTAAACATAATTGCTGACGTTTTAGTACCATTATCCGTTCCACCTGAATAACTTAATGTAAAGTTACCACTTACTAATGTGTCACCGGTTCCAGAATCAATTGTAAATTTATTTGTGTTAAAAGACAATGTTGTTCCGCTATATCTCAATAAACTATCACCAATTGTGTTTGGTCCTGTTGCGATTGGGAAATATGTGTCGGTCAAACTATTTTCTGAACCATATGTTCCAGCGGTAGTACCAAGTAATTTACTTGACTGACCCGAACTTGAAACAAACATCCAATAATCATTCAATCCGTCCCACAGAAATGATGCTGAAACACCAGTTGAACCTGAATCAATAACTTCAAATCCCGCATATCTTTCAAATGGTGAATATGCATTTAATCTGATTATATTATCATCCAATTCAACTGTTGTTGATTGAATTGTTACACTAGTTGCATTTCCTAAAACTTGTAAGTTACCTGAAACATATAAATCACTTTGTAATAATGTTTGACCTGTTACTGTTAAAACTCCACCGACATTAAGAGCGTCTACTATTGTTAAGTCATTACCAATCGTCAATGAACCGGATGTTCTAACGTCTCCATCAGTATCTACTTCAAAATTACCTGAACCAACTTTAAAGATGGAACCGTTAAATGTGAAACCTGAATTATTTTGTAATTCACCTAAAGCACCTGCGGTTACTATTCCGTCTTGTACTAAGTCATCTACAACTGCGTGACCCATACTAGCAGTACCAACAACATCAATAGTTGATTTAAAGGTTGCGGAACCTGTAACATCTAATGTTGAATTCATTCCCACAGCACCCATTAATTCTGTTGTACTATGAGCTTCTAAAACATTATGAACATCTAACGAACCTGATGTTCTAACACTACCATTGTTAGTATCAACTTCAAATTGACCATTACCGATTTTGAAAACGGTACCATTATATGTAAATCCTGAACTATCAATTAAAGAACCTCCTGAACCAACTGTTACGATTCTATTTTGTGTTAAATCTTCAATTGTTGCAGATGATAAAGTTGCTTCACCATCAACATTAATTGTTGTTGAGAATTGTGCGGAACCCGTTACATCTAATGAAGAACTAACAATTACACCGTTTACCCCAACGATTGTTGTTTTTCCTGCATTGTCATCTATTTTTAAGTAATTGGTATCATCACCAAAGAAACTATATGCCGCATTACCTTTAATATGAATATCTGAAGGTGCTGTATTATATATTCTAAAATCTCTACCATCATTTAAATCAGGTTTCAAATATAATGAACCCGTTCCTTGGATATTTGTAACCTCAAGTGCTCCTGATAAATTTAAATTACCATTATCAAATGTTAGTCCACTATAGTCTGTCAACAATCCATCGGCACCTGCAACAGTTAATCTTTTTTCTGTTAATGTTCCAACATATGTTGAACCGCTAATATAAACATTGTCTCCTGAATCGTTTCCTAAAAATGTATCACCATTTACAATAAGGTCTTCAAAAACGGTAATTCCACTAAGTGAAATGGACTCCGCTTGTAGAATTCCTACATATGCAGTACCACTAACGTGTAGATTTCTCCAAGCTTGTGTTCCACTACCTAAATCGAATTCATTATTTAATTCGGGTAAAATAGATGAACTAACCTCACCTTGGAAAACAACCAAGTCGGTTGTTTGATTACCGATGACGATGTTACCACCTAAAGTTACATTTCCCGTTAAATCAATAGAACCTGTTTGAATTGTGTTACCAGTAATATAAAGGTCGGCGTTTATTGATGTATCTCCATCAACAAACAATGTTCCACCCATTTGAGTATTACCAGACACATTTAATGCTGATGAACTAACAAATGTGTTAAACGTGGCTCTACTACCTGTTAAACTGTTGATTGTTACACCAGAGATTAAATTTCCTTCAATGTTACCTGTTAAATCGAGTCTATTGTTACCGTCTTTACTTAAGACGTATAAGGATTTATTTCCTGTCGCATAGAAAGGAGTACCGTCAATTACTGAACCGTGTGAACCTAATGAAATTGTTGGTGCTGATGAACCCTGATAGATTTTTGAAACGGGTCTATATGCCCCCGCAACTCCTTCAGTCTCACCAACAAATAGGAATGGACCGTTCATATCTGAGATAGAACCGGTTGCCATCACCAATTCACCGACTCTTGCGGTAACGTCTTTTAATTGGGTGACACTACCCCTTCTGTGTTTGATTATTTGCGCCATATTCTAATTTTAATTCTTTTTATATAAATACTTTATTTTTAATTAGAAAAACCCGTCTCCACAATCAAGTACCGCCGATTTGTTAACATCTGCAAGTTCACCTAAACCTTGTATTTTGAGTGATGCTGATACTATTTGTGTGTTTATTTGATTTCTCACGATATTCATTGCACCTGACACAACCAAAGATTCCACATTTGGGTCTAATTTCTGTACTAAGGTTGTTTTACCCTCAACAAGTAAATCTCCTTTGATTAAAACTGAACCCGTAACCTGTAAATCGTGTGTGGTTGCATAAAATGAACCAGTCTCTCTCCAAATTCCAATTTCATCAATAGTTGTTGAAACTGAACTTGAAAAGTTTGTAAACTCCGTTTCTTGAATAAACGGTTCTTCATCACCCAAAGGACCACCAATCCATTTGTCATTCAATGTGTCCCAAAGTAGTGAGCCTGATATGGTATTTGGAGCTGTGGGGTCTTTAATTAAGAGACCACCGTAAGCCGCTGCGGTTCCATTCAGTTCGACAATATTGTCACCTATAGACACAACATTGGATTCTACAGCCGTTGTTGTACCTTTTACTAATAAATTACCCTTAACTGTTAAATTTGACCCCGTAAACTCTAACGATTCATTTACCGACGATGTAAATGCATTTAATTCATCAAGTGATAAAAAATTTAAAATGTCTTGTCCTGATACATATAAATTTTCAGCATAAACTGCGTGAAGAGCACCTGAAATCGCACCCAAATCTATCTGTGAGCCAGATGGGACGTTAGTCGTGTCAATTTGTAACCAGTTGATTTGTTGTAATGCCATTTAGAAAGTAAAGTCTTTTACATAAATACTTTTTATTTAAGATACCAGCATAAAAAAAGGGGATTTTTTTACAATCCCCCTTCTTCAGTGTGTTTTTTTAAAATTTCTACTATTTCATCTTCAGTTTCGTAGTCTCTACTTGGAATATAAATCGGTCCGACATCGGTTCCGTCGGTTCTTATAAAGACTGTGGGTAAAAGATTATGCCCTGTTTGACTAACGACTTGGTCCCATATCTGTCTATTCTGATTTATTTCCACTTCCTGAAATGGAATGGAGATTTCACCTAATCTTTTTTTTAGACTACTACAATGTCCACATCCATTTAAAGTAAAAACTATTATTGTGTCTGCCATTATAAATTAAATGATTCTGTAATAACTTTATTATAAAAAGCCTTACCGTTTGCTCCTGATGTTCTAAACACCTCATCTTTTCCGTTAAATAGAATTACGGTCGGTACACCTCTAACTCCCATACTAAGAGCTAAGTCCATATTTTGGTCCACATCTACTTTTACGAATTCCACACCATCATAATCGTCTTGAATCGATTCTAAAATGGGTACTAATGTTTTACAAGGTCCACACCAAGTTGCAAAAAAGTCAACTAATACTTTTTTATTTTCATTTAATTTTTGTGTCAATTCATTTGTTGTAATTTCTCTCATTGGAATCCTATCTGTTTTTTTTCTTTTGTTATTCTTACCTCGTCTGAGTCTATATTATATATATCTGCTAATGTTAAAGGTTTATCCGAAACAAAGTCTTTTTTTAAGAATTTAAGAAGGTTATTGGTTTCGTCTAAACTTAATTTTTCAAATTTATGTTCAGCAATTAATCTACCCTTTCTAAGTAAAGCTTGGTCGATTCTTTCCCTTTTCATATTAAATGTTGCCACGATTTGGATATTCAAACAATCTCCCAAAATACCGTCAGTTAAGTTCAAAATGTTTGAAACTCCAGCAGGTGAACCATTACCTTCTCTATCTGAAATTACTCGTTCCGCATCCTCAATAATTAAAATACTGTTTCTCTTCTCCATTAAGAATGGAATGATTGCAGGTTCAGATAACATTTCTGCCATTGATGGTGGGATGAATAAAATATCCTTATCCTTAACTTGTTTAGTTAAGTATTTTAAATATGATGTTTTACCTGTACCAGGTTCTCCGTGTAATAAAATAATACCCTTATCTTGGTCTTTGTTTAGACGTTTAATTATGATGTCGTGAATCTTTTTAAATTCCGCACCATAGTTTATTTCTAAATCCATATCAGGAACTGCTAAATCATATTCTTCAGTATCCAAATGACCCATATCACTTTTAACTAATTGAATATTTGATTTTTTCTTTTCCTTAACGTAATCATTGAAAGTGTTAAAATCAATTTGTTGGTTTATTTCTCCATTATTTAGGTTATAATAAAACTCCAAATAAATTAATTGTGTCTTTCTTTCGGTTGAAAGGTCGGCACGAATTATGATTTCTTTTTCTTTGTTGATATAGAGTGATTCTACCGCTATGTCATAGTTTTTTTTAGTGTTTTCAATCCTGAAAGATTCTTCAAACCCTATTTTTTTTAAGTGTTCCAATATTTCAGTATTGTATGTTGTTCTTGTTGATAGCTTTGACGGCATATCTCCAAATAATATAATGTAATATTGATTATCTGGAAAATCGTTTGAGTAAACACTATCGAATAGTTTTAACTCTGCGGGAATAATTCTTTTCATAAAAGAAATATAAGAAAAATATAGGGTAAAAAAAAGTTAATTCAGTGAATATCCACCAAATTCTGTATAAATAAAAGTTTGAGGTTCTTTTTTGATTTTTGGCTTTCGTATTTCCTCAAATTGTTCAACACTTAATTCGGGTTGACCATTCTTTTCTAAATTTTCTTGAGAAAATAGTTTTACTTTTTCGTAGAACTCATCAACACTTACTCCTTGGATGAAGTAATCTCGAGCCTGTTCATTTTTTTCTAAAAATGATTTGACTTGATTTAAATAAACTAATACTTCAGTTTCAAATTTTTTCATATTCGTTCAATATGTAGTGGAGATACTGTTACAATGGTACCCCTACCAAATATTTTAACCTCAACTTCTATTTTGTCTCCTTTGTTTGCAGATACAACACCATTAAAATCAACGAATGGACCTTCTGTAATTTTAACGTTATCACCTGTCGTGAAATTACCTTTCATTGAGTGTTGGTGTTCTTCCAACATCTCGTCTTTTAAAATTCTCATTACATCAGACTCTCTCAAAAGTACTGGTACTCTATCTCCCAAAATACCCATAATCGATTGTTGCGATGCAACTGTTTTCAATTCGTCATCACTTAATTTTTGTGATGTTTCAAAATACAAATATCCACTGTATAAAACTTTTTCTCTAATTACTTTTTTATTTTTAACCACAACTAGGTTTTTTTCAAGTGGACATACAAATCTTAAAATATTAGGGATTTTACCCAAAGATATCTCTTTATTGTATTGTTCTGTAAGTTGTCTTTCTTTTCCCGGTAAAACTTTTACCAAATACCAATTGTTCTGCATAAACTGTATATTTTAATAAATATGAACTTAGTAGTTCATAATTAGAAGTTCTGTTCCCATATTCTTTTCCTTTTTAGTTGACGCGGCTTTACTAAAATCTTTCTGTTCCCATCTATATTGGTCTTTAGGGAACCATTGTGATAATTGTGGAAAATCATAATATGATAGACTGAATTTACCTTGAATACCTTTGATACATTCCGCAAGTCTTGTGTGGTCATTCACATCAAAATCGTGATTTGAATAATAGTTTTCAGTCTTCCAATATGGTGGGTCCATATAGAAGTAAGTTGTAGGTGAATCATATTTTTCAACCACTTCTTGAAAGTCCTTATTTTCAACAAATGTTATTTTGTCAAAGTGTTCACGATACTTTGGATTTTTTAATTTATCCATAAAAACTAAAACCTTACATCTGTACTTTCCCTTGTAATCCATATAGGACGCGGTTTCAGGTTTAGAACCGGAAAACACCTGACCTAATACATAAACGTATTTACACGCAATCTCTAAACTATTCTCATCAGTAATAACTAAGTTCTCATCAAATATCTCTTGTTGATATTGATTGAACATTTGTCCATACTGAGGTGGGGTATCAACAACACCCAATTGTTGACAGGGGTAATGTGACAACCCTTCCCACAAAACATCATAGTCTTTAGCCCATTTCATTAGGTTATGATTTAACCTATTATAGTCGTTATATACAACAGTCTTAAGGTTTGGGTATTTCTTTAAGTCCATATTAAAAAAGACCCAAAACATACCTGAAAATCCCTCCACATACGTTTCGATGTCCTGCGGAATATATTCTTTTATCCACTTACCAATTCTGGCTTTTCCTCCAATGTATGAAATCATATTTTTTCGCTTATAAAAAAAATATAAACAAAAAAAATTGGAAAAAGAAATTGGTTTGATTTTTAATTGAAATATAGTTATATTTTATTATGGCGTGTTCAGAATGTAAAAAAGCGAGAGATGAGCAAGAAAGATTCATCGAAAAAACCGACAGAATCACAAAGATGGTTTTGTTGGGTATTTTAGTTGGTGGTACGTTGGCAATTTATGGTTTGGTTACATTAATAGGTAAGTTTCTATGATTAATTACAAATATTTTATATATCTATATTGTAACCGAAAGAAACAAAAAATCATTCACAAATCAGCTAAGAGGTCTACCATTTTAGAAATTTGGCGTGAACTAAAAACAGAGAAAAAACCACCATACGTCAAAACAAATTCAGGTCGAAAAAGAGAATCCACCAATTACGAATTAGCATTAATTTTTCCTAACACTAGATGGTCAACTAAAACCTTCATTAAAGATGATATGGGGAGAAATTTAGAGGCTACAATTGATAATGACAAACAAAGAATTAAAGAACTGATACCTTATTGGGTTGAAGAATTAGTTTATGACTTTGATGCAAAAAAAAGAATTAGATATCACGAACTAATTGAACAATTTATTTCAGTAAAAGACATTGCACAAGTTTTCACTTTAAATAATAAAATATTTTTACAAGTTGATAATAATGTGAAAATGTTCGGTAACAAGAACTTGGATGATTCGGATAGATTATTTGCAATTATCCGTGATGATTTATTAAAAAGGAAGAAAAGTAACTTTATCTTTGTGAAAGACATAACCACACATCAAAGAAAGTTATTGTATAATTTACTGGTGGAAAAGGGATATAAAAGAACTGAATTGTTTAGACACTACTCTTACTAAAAATAATATTGACCTCACCAACCACTATTGAAAATTTATTTTTAACGGTTGTAATATTTCCTTTTGTTTTTTCGTTTATCAATTTATGAATTCTACTAAACTCAGAATCGTTTAGTTCGAATATAATAGTTTTTGATTCGGATTCTGTATTAATTTTTTCTAATAAGTCGGATATGATTGCAATCTGATTTAAAAAATCACCCTTTTTTTCCATAACCCAATATTAGTAGAATTTTTTTAAACAAAGATATTTTTGGTTTTTCGGGTTTTTCAAACATCTTTGTTTTATCTAATGATTTAATTTCTTTAATCATTTTTTCTTTGTGGTTGTTAATCTCTTTCTTGTCCTTCGTCCTCTCCTTCTCCAACCACTCCAGACCCTGTTGAATCTTCTTGTCCATAAGTATCAATAAAACTAATTTCTTTTAATTTGTCTAATGACTGATTTTGAAATAATGCCTGTAACTCCTTAACTTTTGCGTGAAATAGTCTTTGTTTTTCTTCCTCTTCTTTGTTTACTACTATCACTTCTCCAGCACAAGCAAAAACTACATCATATCCCTCTTGTGTTGCTGTTGATACTAAGGACACCAAATGAAACTTATCATTCTTATCTTGAACTTTGGCCTTAACTAATTTATATTGTGAAATGATGCTCTCATATTTCCAAGTCAATGGAAATTTAATGTCAAGACTGACATTGTTATCAATTTCACGAAGTGAAAAAAAGTAAGGTCTTAATCCTTTTATGTTTTCGTACACTATTTCTTAATTTATAAATAAGTTTATTAGTGATGTTATTATATACGCAACCGCTAAGTATAAAAACACACGTTCAGTATTCGACACTGTAATCGGTTCGGGGTTATCTTCTTTTAAAGCTGTTATGAATTCAAATATAAATTTGAAACAATAAACAAAACTTAAAACAAGAAGGAACAACTCAACTTTCTGTATCATATTTTTTAATTTCCTCCAAGACTTCTCGTCTATATACTCCAATTAATTGTTTTATTTCTTGAGCGTACTTTCTGGCACGTATAGATGCACTACGATTTCCTTTCTCATAAACTTTATGGGTATCGACAGACATTTTTTCAACCAAGTCCTTGATTTTTTTTAAAGTTTCCATATCATTTTATTTGGTTTTTAATACCAATATATGGAATAAATTTTACTTTTTCAAGTTTTGGTCTAACAATTTATAAAGTTCTGTCAGCATATCTAACTCGGAGCGAGTCTTCTTATAATTAAAGGTAAATAATTTATAAAAGTATTCACGTATTCTATTTATATTACCTTCTAAATCATTTATGTAGAACGCCTCATAAAAGAATAACCACAAATATTCATAGTGAGGTCCTCTTTCTTTGAACTCAATACCTTCTTTTGTAAAATTTGTGATGATTTTTTGAAAACACCAATCGAAATGATTCTTTATGTTTTCTTGTGTATTAAGAACGTCTCCACCTAAGTAGGTAGTTTCGATTAAATCTAATAGACCAATTAAAAAATCATAATATAACTCTGTTTTTTCAAGAGTTATATTATAAGCCTTATACCAAATGTCGATTTGATTTTTATTACTTTCCGAAGTTAAAAACTCAATATATCCTTCTCTGTTTTCCATATAAATCCTATAACTAAAATATAAGAATAAAAGAAAACAAAAAGAAGACGATTACTGAGTTTTCTTATTATAAGATGCCATATCTTTCATTCTCTTAATTTCTTCAAGAACTACTTCTTTTGACTTCTTTTCAGATTCGTTTACATCTGTGGTAGGTGCTGGGTCCTTTACATATGAAACTAATTCTTCTTCCCTTTTTTCTTTTTCCTTATCTATTGAATTATACAAATCCTTTCCAACATTACTTGGAATAGTATTTGCGGTGTCTTTTTGTCCATTACCCATTTTAGGGTCACCTTCTAAAGCCATTCTCAATCTTTCGATAAACTCTTTTGAAGGTTTGTTATCGTAATCTAAATCTTGTAAACCTTTACCTCTGTAAGTGTCTACATATTCATTCTCATCTTTCGTATTTCTATACGCTTCCTTTTCTTTATCTTCACCAACTTGTTGTGGGAATTCAGGGTTGGTATTTCCTGAGAACTTTAAATAATTTATTATTTTCTCTCCAGAATCTTTTAAATCTTTATCGTCCGCTTGACTATGAGCTCTTTTTACTGCTTCTAAACCGGGTACTGATTCTTTAACAATTTTAGTAATCATTTCCATTAATTCGGCTTCTGTAAGTCTAACTTTTACAGATTTCTTAGACTCATACATCTTTCCTCCACCACATTCCAAACACATACCTTCTTCATTCAACATTGTGCCACATTCTTCACACAAACCTTTATCACCTTCTTCAATCTCTTGTTTAGCCTGATTAAAGAAATCTTCGTGGTCGTCGTGTGTTGAACTACCCGGCATTTCTTCTGGTTGTATTTGAGTATCAAAATCATCAAGTGGTTCAGACATATCATCATCTTTCATTTGTAATTTGAATTTTTCAAATGATTTACCTAAATCAACCCCTGGTCTGAAATTCTCGTTTATCTTTTTAGTTTTCTTACCTTTTCTTAAATCCTCTAAATCGTCACCCTCAATATCTCCATCACCATCAACATCTAAGTTTTTTTGTTTTCCTTTTAATCCTTCTTTGGTTTCTTTTTTACCACACTCACACTCTTTACATCCACAAGTTTCACAAACTTCTTGGGTTTCCATTACATCGCCAGAACAACCTGCACCTTCGCACATTCCTTCTTCCTCTTCTAATTCTTTCATTGTTGTGGTGCATTTGTGTTTTTTACCGCTACCTTTAGGGAATTCAAATTCATCTTCACCTCCTTTACACCCCATCATTGCTGCGTATCCAAAGTTTTCGTTTGTGTCTTGGTTTTTCATATCTGTATTTTCTTTTTCTTCTAATTGTTTACCCATTTCATCTAATGTCTCAATCATATCTTCATAAGAGTTATATGTTTTCTTATCTATCAATAACTTCTTCTTTCCCTTAAGCTCTTTACTGTGTTTGTTTTCCTCACACCATTGTTTAGCTTCATCTAAAGTATTAAATGTTGCTAACGGTTCACCTTCACAAGTAACGTGATAAACAACCTTTTTATCTTTTTTAGATTCGGAAAGTATTGCGTTCTTTACTTCTTCTTCAAGAACTCTTGATATGATGTCATTTAATTCATTAGATTTCATACTAAATAAATATATCTTTAATTCCTTTTAATACGATATTTTCCACTTGTTGAGTAGATAATCCGTGTTTTTTGGATAGTTCATTTATTGATTCACGAAGAATCTCAATGTTATTTATGTCTCCCTGATTACAATAAGGGAATTTTTTACACTTTTCTTTGATTTTAATGAATACACCACCGGGTCCTCCCCATTTCGGAAAGTTTTTATCTTTAACCGCTCTTCCCTTACCAATACTCTCAGGTCCATCTATTTTAAGTGGGTCCTTACGTCCTCCCCTTGGGTTAGCACCGAATAAAGGAACATCATATGCGGCACCCGCGGATACTCCTGAATCAATTGCTTCATTCAATTTAGAGTTGTGTATTTTTTCAACATCACCTTTTGTCATAGTCATCGCACCAACATATGCACCTGAAGATAATGCTCCCGTAACTTCGTTGGTTTCCATTTCTCCACCAAGAGATTCTTCAGAATCATCATAATCCCAACCAGGTGCTTGGACTACCCAAATCTTAGGGTCGTGACCTATTCTAACTAATCCCGCTAATCTGGTGTTACCACCCAATAAATCATATTCGAAATCATTAAATTTAACGGCAATAGGTACTTCAATTATACCTGTTTTATAGTCCTCAATAAATCTCTGTTTTTTATCTTTTTCTAATGAATCAAAATCTAAATTAACATTCCCAAGAACATCCTTAATGTTTGAATATCTTACAACACTTCCATTTGGTGCAAGTTCTAACCATCCTGATTTCCCTATATCTTGAAATTCAGGATATCTGTTAGCTTCTAACCATTCTCGGCTGAAGTTGGGTTTTCTATATTTTAAATTATCTAACATTTTTTAATGATGTTTCCCAAAATGACTTTCTTTGCCAAAGAGTTTTGAATAACTCCACAACCACCTTAGTAGACAAGTCCACAATTTTATCGTCTATTTTTTTAGTTCCTAATTCTTTTTGAATTATTTTAACGACAAGATTTTGAGCTTGAGTACTATCCATAAAGTCTTTAATCTCTTTACGGGCTATCTTTTCAACTTCGGCTTTATCTGCAGATGTTAATGGCATATTAATTTTGTCTTCTTGTTAATATTAAGTTATTCATCTCATCAGTGAACTTTGTCTCAAATTTTTTGAGTTTGTTCAACATATCCATAATTTCAGGAGTCAATTTTAAAAGTGATGTGTTTGACAAATAAGTTCCATTATCATCACCAGCTGACAACATAAAATCTAAATTTAGATTTCCAACTCTACCTTCTAATTTTACACTATCAGGATAGACATTAAGTTTACCAAACTCAGTTAATTCAGAAACTTCGGTACGAAAAGCGTCAATTAGACCTGAAATTTTTGTTTTTTCATCGTCTTTTAATTGTAAATCGGTACTATCCGTTGAATTAAAACGAACTTCAACATTGTTAACAATGGTAAAATCTTTCTTTTCCTCTCCTGATTGTTGTTGGTCATTACCTGCCGGTACCGGATTTTGTGGTTGTTGTGGCTGTATTTCCTCTTTGAGACTACCGTATGAGTTTGGTCTGTTGAAACTTCTCATAGTCTTCAACATCCCTTTTATCTCATCGTAACTATTTTTTGTCTTTTGCATCGTTATAAAATATTCTAAAATCGAATGATGGGTTTATATCTGTATAAATATTCAGAAAGTTTGATTTGCATACAATCCCCTTGAATTTAGATAGGTTTTCTATAAAACCCTGCGATGGTACTGTTTGATAGGGGATATCGTGTTTCATACACAAAAAAGTACAAAGTCTCACCAATGAGGTTTTCTGCTCATCAGTGTACTTATCCCAAAAATAATGGCCTCTCCAATTACGAATGTGCGGTTCAGACCTATATGGGTCTCCAATCCAATTGACCAAGAACCCCGATATGGTGTTTTTATTTAACCAACCAAGGTTCTCCAAAGCAATTTTAATCTGTTTTTTATCGACTTTAGGGTCGTTAAAGGTGTTGGAACTGTACTTGGTATCAAAGACCCTGTAAATGACTCCTAACTTCGTTATAATGTAATGTGGGATGTCTTCGTACTTACCGTTCTTCCTGTTTTTTAACTTCGCAACGAAATTATCGGTTCTTCTTTGAGTATCGTATAATAAAATTTGAGTCTTTTTACTTGTTCTTTTAACTACGTTTAACTCATTCTCATCGAGAATTCCTACGTCTTGAATTTCCAACATTTCTCTTGAAGGTTTTTCTTATTGGTTCAGACGGTGATTGTTCGTCCAAAATTGAACTATCTTCCTCGGAAGTGGGTACAATAACCCTATCGTTGTCTAAGTCATAAATTATCTGAAGAGGGTTCTCTTCATCTGATTCTAAATAAAGTTCGTCAATTTCAGAAGGGGTTTGTGTCGACAAAAAAGTAGTTTCCGATTCTTCTTCTACTAACTGTTCTGAACTTTTTTTTTTAACTCCTCCTCGGTTTCTTGAGGGGATTGAACTTGCTCTTCCACTTGTGGTTCGTTCCAATTGTTAGACACTTCAACCTCTATTTCGGGTGTATCTATAATTTGATTGGCTTGTTCCAATGTTTGATTTATTAACTCCACATCCAAGTTAATACGTTGTACTTCTTGAGGGGTGACAATTGGTTCAGGCGTTGTTTCGGGTTCATCATTCACAACAGGAACGACGAATGAGTTAAAGTTTTGGTTTTGTTCTTCAAATGACGGAACATAATTAGGTTCTTCTTCATCTTCTTCAACTAAATCGTACTTATTTTCCCACTCATCCATAAACATTTCTCTTACTTCTTCATCAGATAATGCAGGAATAACTTCATCAGGTTCCGTAACCATTGGATTATCAAACGGTTCATCATACAATCCCAACTCTTGGTCTTGTTGCATCATATCGATGAGAATTTGTTTACGTTCTTCTTGTGTTGGGTTCTCAGTAAATGTATATGACGGCTTAAAATATTCGTCAGAATATTCAACCTCTTCTGGAAAGATAGACTCTTGTTTTTCTCGATGTTCGGAATTTGCCAAAGGCCCAAACGGTTCATCTTCAGGATTCATTGGTCCGAATTTCTCTTCTCTATCTCTGGTTACTTTTGTAACAATATCCCAAGTTCTTTGTAATTTGATTTGTTCCGCCTTTTTCAAAATTTCCTCATCGGTCATTTCTTTATATTTTTCGGCAGCTTTAATTAAGGCTTCATTTGGGGGTGGTGGATTTAATAATGCTTCCTCCAACACTTTTAAATCATTCTCTGATAAATGAACTCTTGCAAATTCACTTGGGTCTACAATAGGTTCTTCTTTTGGTTTATCTTGAGTTGATTGTTTTAATCTATCTTCTTCTGTAAACTTAACTAACATATGGAGGAATGAAAGTGAGATGATTGGTAACATACCACCAGCAAAAAATGCTAAAAATCTTTTATGACCAACAAAATCTGTTGGTTCTACCCCCATAAACTCCACCAATGGTGAAACCAAACCAACCCAATCTTTAAATGATTGTGAATTAATATCAATAAATGAATATGCAAAAAATATGTTACCAATGAATTGTACAAGTGTTACAATTGCAAATGGGAAATATACTTTTTTACCCATATTAGCCGATATTGCTGCAAGTGCCGATAATGCCGCAATCTCAACACCAATGGATAGATACACGGACCAAGTAACGGGATTTGATATTCCGTACCATTTGGTAACGTGTGAAATAGAAACTATCGCCACGGTGATGATTGGAATCAAAAACGCGGCGATAATTAATGTTTTGTAATTTTTACTAAACCAATTGTTCATTAATTATTATTTCTTTAATTTTTTTATCTCTTCCTCTATTTGAGTCTGTCTTTGTACGTCTAAAATTTTTCTGTCCGTAGCTTGAATCATTCTTTTTTCGGCTTCGAGACCCATAATTTTCAATTCAGACTGTAACTCTTGTTTGGTATAGGTTGAGTCTTTAATTGCTGTAATTTCTTTTTTTATTTTTGATAGTTCACGACTATCTCCACAACTTTTTAAAAGTGACAGTACTGCAATTACTAATACTATCATTGTAAAATTTTCTTGGATGTACTTTTTCATATGTGTTTTTATAAATAGTTTATTAGAGAATAACTCTCATTTCTTAATTTTTTAATTGCCTTGTCTTTCAATTGTCTAATACGTTCTTTAGTACAATTAAACTCTTCTCCTAAATCCTCCAAATTAGATTCAATACCATTTAAACCGAAGTATTTTTCGATGATTACTTTTTCTCTTTCATCTAAAACACTAAGAATGTTATTCACTCTTTTTCTTATTTCCTCTTTGGTGTTGAGGATATTTTCAGGATTATCCTCGTTTGGATTTCTGATGATATCAATTAAACAATCACCTTCATCATTAATCTCGTCATAGAGACCTACGCAATACGGTAAACTTGATGAGGTTGGTTCATCGGTGTATTTGATAAAATAACCATCGTCGGTACTTTCTTCTTTCTTTGCTTTTTGTGCTTCTTGTACTAAATTTGATGGGATTCTAATAGTTCTAGCATACTCGTTTAGTGATGCCATCATTGATTGTTTTACCCACCATACGGCATACGAAATAAACTTAACACCTGATGTGGGGTCAAATCTTTCAATAGCTTTGAGTAATCCAATGTTACCTTCTGAAATTAAATCTAATAAATCTAAACCTTGGTTTTGGTAAGACTTTGCAACTGAAACAACGAACCTTAAATTACCAACAACTAATTCTTCTTTTAAGTCCGCAATTTCTTTTTTGGTTTTGTCGGGGTCCCTTAACCCTAAAAAAATTTCTTCCTGTCTTTGGTGTGTAATTACAGGAATTTTTTTCAAATCTTTTAGATACTGTTGTATCTCATCTGTGTTAATGATGATGTGTTTGCGCATTGGAGTAAGTTTATATGACTAAGATAACAAAATTTTTTTACTTTTCAAAATTGTCTAAAAAGTTTTTTTCCTCAGGTGTGAGACTTTCAACACCCATTTGGTCAATTTTGTCAAGTATGTCATCTAAACTATAAGAGGGTTTTCCCTCTTTTACTCTGTGAAATTCTACCTTCATAATGTTAACATCTTCGGGTGGTAGTGGTTTGAATATAAAATCCTTAATGCTTTCTGGTATGTGGGCGGTTACTAACGCCTCCCTTTCGAATAAAAAGTAAAATTTAACGTGGTCGGGAGTTAAAATTTCATACAATTCTTTGGATAACGATGCCTTATCCAATTCAGAATCAAATATAATAATAATATTTTGATTATTTTCTATGATGTACTTAATAGAAATGATGGATTCTGATGGAAAAATTTCCGAACAGAAAAACTCAATGTCCTCTCGGTCCTCAAATGAACCATACAAAAATAGAATATATGTGTTCATATAAACTAATAAACTTTTTACTTTTTTAATTTAACCTTCCAATATACGCCCCCGCCAAGATAAGGAGAAAGTCTACCAGTTGTTCCGTCAATTACGTTGTTGGCTAAACCAACACCAATTTTATACAACTTCTCGTCTTTAGTTTTTAAAACCACCCCTAATCCCATTAAATTAACAACGTTTGGTTTATCAAACTTAGCGTCAAATCCAAGATATAGTTGTGTTTTAAGAGGTGTAGGTGTGTAAATGGTATCCTTTATTATCATTTGTTTAACATCTGATATAAATTTTCGATTTACCACGCTGTTTTTAGATATGGTATCTGTAATAGTAACAGTACCCTGATTATTGGGTAATGTTAACACCTCTTTATGTGGAACTTTTGCAAAATATATTTTCAGTATTTCAGTAGTGTCAACTTGTTGGATTACAGGTACCTCCACTCTTTTTTCAACCTCAACTTCAACCGGTACTTCGACTTCTACCTCAACCTCAATTTCTTCAGGAATCGTATCGTGTACCGCATATGGAATTGAATCTTTTTGTACTACTAATTTAGTTCTATTAGGCATAAACCCTTTTGGGTTTAAGAATTCCAAAAGGGCTATGAGTAATAAGATGACAATTACAATATTTCTAATGTCGAGGTATTTCTTCATTTTACTTTAATAATAATGCTGATGTCGCAATTACACCGACAAAAGAACCTATTTTATAAAGAAATGTCTTTCTTCTTTGTCCTTTTAATTCTTTTAATAAGCTTTCAGACTTAGCTCGTTCTAAATCAAATTGTTGGTCTTTTTTAGTGATAATCAATTCAAGATTAGAAATCTTTTGGTCTTTAAGTGTGTCTTTTTGTTTGAACAAAGTCAATTGTTCGTCTTTAAGTCCGATAACTTTATTTAATTCCTTGATTTCTACAACTGCACCATCCCCTTTGATTAGGTCTTTAATAACCAATTTTGCAATTGGTACCTTTAATGGAACTATAGTATCAACGTTGGTTACCGTAACGGTCTGTGAAAAACTTTTCAAGGTCACTAAAGTTATAATTGTTAACAGAATCAATTTTTTCATCGGTTTGTTTTTTAATAATTGTAATGTTTTTTGTAACATTATTTATGTTCTTATCTACCACATCAATTTCTTTATCAATAATGGTAATTTGTTCAGTTATTTTTACATTTTCCAACTGAACCGAATCAATCTCATTTTGGATTGAGTCAATCTTTGCATTATATCCTGCAACGTCAGTTCTTATTTTGGAAGTCTGAAAAATACTATAACCCGCCAAAATAACAATTATGACCAATAGGATGTCGGTTTTGTTAATCTTCATATTCGGTTTTTACTATAAATATAAAGAAGGGGACTTTTAGTCCCCTTTTACTTTACTTAGTTTTTTTCTTTACTATCTCGTCAATGATTCCGTATTGTAGAGCTTCATCGGCTGATAACCATAAATCTCTCGATGCATCCTTCATAACCACATCTGCGGGTTTATTTGTATATTCACCCAATAGTTCAAACAGGATAAGGTTTAATTTTTTCCACTCAATCATATCAATTTCCGCGTCTTGGATGTTACCTCCGAATCCGCCGCTTGATTGGTGTAACATTGTTCTAGAAAATCTTAAACTACATCTCTTACCCTTGGTTCCCGCACCTAAAAGAATTGAACCCATAGATGCCGCCATACCTGTATTGATGGTTCTGATGTCGGAATTAATATAATCCATCACATCAACCATAGAAAGACCTGAT